AAAACTTAGGATTACAATCTTCTATAGTTGAATTTAGTTTTGGTAAATTAAATAGTTTAGGGGTTGTCATGTCATATTTCCCGATCATATATTTGTATGGATCCAACAAAGGAGCCATCTTAAAAAATACTTCTCTATCTTTTACTTTATTAGTATCAATATTTTTTATTCTGCACATAAAAAGATTATCATTATTTTCTATTTTCCCTTCGTTATCTATATTGGAAATAAACCATTTGTTATTCAAATTAATACTATTATAATTGGTATCATTTAAATTGAAAAATCGTGTATAAATAGGTATATAGTTCTGAGTTTTCGAGAGAAAAAGAGTACCAGGTTCCTCAAAACGCTTAAATAATTCAGTATTTTTCCTTTTCTGATAATTTATCGTAAACATCTTTAGTGAATTAAAATATAAATTTAATGTGTTTTTAACTTATTATTTTGTTAAATAGTTTATTGTTTCTAAACTACTGAAAATTATCATATTGAATATAATTACAATAGTATTTCTTTATTTATGAATTATTTCTAAAGGTTTTATGAAATACTTCTTAACCAATTTGATGTGTTTGTATCTAATTGAGAATTATTATCTAATAATTCTCTAGCCATATTTTTAGCAATAGTAGTCTCATTGTTTTTCAAAGCATTTGTAATAAAACAATGTATAATTATATTTAAATCTTGAGATGGTTTGTGATAATTAACAAATACTGACCCATAATCTCCACCATAAATATTAAATATTTCAGGATATTTATCGTAACAGTATGTCATAACTGTTTCATCAGTATGACCTACTTCATTAAATAATTGTTCATATAAAATTGAAAACATACTTGTATAAAATTTAGAAACATAACTTGCTTCTATTGTATAAGCAGTAGATGCTATACCACATGGTCCTCCATCTTTCATATATTCTCTCATATTAACTAATTCATTACGTCCTCTATAATGAATATAACATACAGTTACTTTAGAATTAGGATTGTTCAACATTTTAGGTGCATATGTTTGTAATTCCCTGACAATATGATTACATCCAATATCAATCCATGCATAATGAGTTGTATTAAAAAATTTGTGTTGATTAACATAATGAAATGCATATGGTTTAAACATTCCCATTAATAAATAAGACGATGTATTTCTTCTGTCTTTTGGTTGTCCATGTTTAACTCTATTGTCATTTATAATACTCCAACAATTTTGATAATAATCATATTGTTCAATATTTTTAATTATATATTTAGTATTATTATCATTAATTAGAGTATCTCTAATTTGTTTAATAGGTTCATATGTGTCTTCATCACAAAAAATAACCATGGGATAATTTAAATTTAATACTGCTTTACAATTATTAATATAAAATTCAAATGGTCTTGTTAACTCTGTGCTATCTTTTAGTTTTTTCATATTAAAAAACATTGTAATAATAGTAGTAGTCTTAACACCTAATTCCATTGTATAATAATAAATGAAAACTTTTGTTTATATAAATATTTGTTATTATATATTTAGCGTTAAAATGACATTTAAATTTCTTTTTAAAATAATATATAATGACTTTGGAACTAAGGAAATTTGATATGAAAAGTATCCAATTTAAACCAAATGAAAATAAAGGTCCTGTCGTTGTTTTAATCGGTAAGCGTGATACTGGTAAGTCATTTTTAGTCAGAGATCTATTATGGTATCAACAAGATATTCCAATTGGAACCGTCATATCAGGAACAGAAGAAGGCAACGGGTTTTACGGCAAAATGGTGCCGCGGTTGTTCATTCATAACGAATATAATTCGGCTATTATTGAGAACATCTTAAAGCGTCAGAGAACTGTATTGAAACAAGTTAAAAAGGAGATGGAAACATATAAACGGTCCACTATTGACCCCAGAGCATTTGTTATATTAGATGATTGTTTATATGACAATACATGGTCTCGTGATAAATTAATGCGATTACTTTTCATGAACGGGAGACACTGGAAAGTAATGTTAGTTATCACAATGCAATATCCATTAGGTATTCCACCTACACTAAGAACCAATATTGATTATGTTTTTATTCTTCGAGAGAATTATATTGCGAATAGAAAGCGTATTTATGAGAATTATGCTGGTATGTTTCCAACATTTGAAGCCTTTTGCCAGGTAATGGATCAATGTACGGAAAATTATGAATGTCTTGTTATTAATAATAACTCTAAATCTAATAAGTTAAACGACCAGGTATTTTATTATAAAGCTGATAATCATAATGACTTCAGATTGGGTTCAAAAGAATTCTGGGAATTATCAAAAGGTTTGCCGGATGAAGATCAAGAAGAACAATATGATCCTACTAAGAACAAAAAACGAGGTGCTGGACCACGAATAAGTGTTAAGAAAACTACTAATTGGTAAATTTTTGCTTCTCCGATTGGATAATCAAAATTAATAACTGTAATTTTGCTTTTACTTTTTAAAACAAAAACAACTTCATATAATAACAACTTAGAGACTAAATTATTATTAATGTATAATTGAATGGAACAATTAGATATTGTTAAATTGATTGAAGAGAACCCGATAACTAAGTTATCAAATGATTATAATATTAAATTATTGTCAAAAATTAAAGCAAATTTTTCAGATTTTGAGCAACAATTATTTTTATCAAGTTTTTATTGTTATTTGAATTGCGACCCAGTAAAAGATTTTGTTATTGACTTAGATAATGTATGGAAATGGTTAGGATTCGGGCAAAAAGTTAATGCAAAAAGGATGTTAGAAAAAAATTTTAAAATTAATAATGATTATAAAATCTTGCTTTGCCAATTGGAAAAGCAAGATGAAAAATCTCATGGTGGTCATAATAAAGAAATTTTTATGATGAATATTAATACATTTAAAAAATTCTGTTTAAAAGCTCAAACTAAAAAAGCTGATGAAATTCATGAATATTATATGAAATTAGAACAAATTTTACAGGAAACTATTGATGAAGAATGTAATGGATTAAAATTACAATTACAAAATAAAGATAAACTTATCAATGAAAAACAAAAAGAAGTTGAACAAACATTAATTAGTCAATTTCCAGTAAATACTGAATGCATTTATTTTGGAACAATTGATAATACAAATGAAAATGGAGAGAAATTAATTAAATTCGGTCATACAAATGATTTATCAAATAGAGTTTCTTATCATCATAATCATTATAATAATTTTACTCTTAAAAATGCTTTTAGAGTTCAAAATAAAGTTGAAATTGAAAATCTCATTAAATCGCATCCAAAAATTAAGCCACAATTAAGAATAATTAAGATTGCTGACAAAAATAAAACAGAAATAATTGCCTATAGTGATAGTTTTTCTATTGATAAATTAACAAAAATTATAAAAGAAATTATACAATCCAAAATTTACAGCTTAGAAAATTTTAATAAACTTACTAAACGTAATGAAGAATTAGAGACAGAAAATAATTTATTATATTACAAAATCAAACTGATTGAAAAAAAATGTTTGGAACAAACTCTTGAAATTAATAATTTGAGAGAAAAATTGAATAAACAACAACAAACTATTGAAACATTTAAGATAAATGAAGTGTCTGTTTATCAAAATGTTTTACTACCTGAAGATGAAATGAATAAAAAGTTTAATGAATTTGTCAACGAAATTTGTATTATTAGACCTGATGTTCAAGAATTATCCGTTAATTTAGAAGGAAGATATCGGTTATGGAATAAAGTTAAGCCAACTAAAGAGGTATTTCATGCGCTTAAAAACTATTTAGACACCAGATTTAAACCAAAACGAATTGATAGAAATCATGGATATATAGGTATTAAATTAAAAACAGTTGAATATAAAAAAATTTCTAATAATTCAGATGTTGAAAATTTCATTTTTCATGCTTGTGAATTTTCAGATTGCGGAAAAATTTTTAATTCATCATTATTGAGGGAATATCAAAAATGGAAGCAATCTGTTAATAAAGAAGTAACAGATAATGATATGAAAGAACTTAAAGAATACCTAAATAAATTACCTTATGTTCTTAAAGCTACTGTTTGGATTGATGGCGAATCTAATGAAGGATATTATGGTTTGTCTTTAAAACAACCATATATTCAAATAGAAAAAATTACTTCATCAACAGGTAAAAAAGTTTATAAGAGACAAAAAGATACTAATGAATTATTAGCGTCATGGGAGACCATAGCAAAAGCAGCAGAAATAGAAGGTATTTGTTCCGCTAAAATGAGTAGATATATTAAAAATAAAAATATAATAAATGACTATTATTATAGTGTTATTTAGTTTATAAAATAAAATTATTATATATATAAAATAAAAATTTATCCAATAAATTATACTGTATTCGCACCAGTAGGATAGGATGAATCATATAAAATTCCACAAGTTCCACATACTTTAACTGGGTTATTATCCCCAGCACAAGCAGTTCCGTCTTGAGGAGTTATATCCATTCCACATGTTTCATCATTATCATCATCATAAATACTTCTTGTTTGGCGCAATAATCTGATGTAACCAGATTCGCCCCACGAGGCAGACCATGAATTTCTTACTAACCAATAATCCTGTCCTGACATATAATCTGTACCATATCCTACAAGAACTACTGCATGATTTATATCAGGATTTGATTGATTGCATCCGTTAAAAATTCCTGAAGAATAAGAATGCCATTCGCTCGCATCTACTGAAACAGCAATTGGACCAACAGTTGCTACAGCATACATCAATTGTTCGTAATTATTTTCTTCCAATTTTGTGTATCCTGAAATTGTAGCTCTAGGTATATCCGATGGTAAAACACATTGTGCTTCAACCCCGTAATATTCAGTATATGGAAGCTGGAATTCATCATATAATCCACCAGAATTTGCAACATAATCAAATGCCAATTCTGCTGTTGCTCCTTGACAATTTCCTTTACCTCCACACTCTAATGGATTAGGAGTACAAGTAGCGATTTGTTGTGGAGAT